GAATAGTTTGATATGTTACAGAGAGTTCTATACCTTGTAATACTTTCCCCTGTCTCTGGGTCTTTCCAGATAGAGGGTATGTAGCAAGAGTGGACTGATTCATCGCCAACCCTGTCACCTCTCTGGTCAATAGTAGTCTCCGCTTCTTTCTGCACAGAGTCCTGCCAATCCTTCACACCAGGATACCTATCGTAATAGCTTTCTATAAAGTCTTTAGCCATCTGTTCGGGTACGTCCCAGAATGAAGCAATGCCTTTAGCTGCTGCACCATACTGTAATTGAAAACTAAAACCTTTGGCTACTCTACGCTCTTCGCCCGACACCTCTGCTTCTGGCTTGCGGTAAATCTTTGAGGCAAAGTAAGTGTGCATATCGACACCGTTGTTAATGTCGTACACAAGCTGTCTGTCTCTGCTCGCCAAAGCTAAGACGCGAATCTCCAGTTGAGCGTAATCAAACTCAACCAGAGTTGCGCCTTCGGGAGAAACGAAGTGGTCAAGAATCATATGTAGTCTTCTTCCCGTGAAATTTTGAAAACCCATGTTCCATATACAGCAAATCTCTGTCTAACTTACACTCTTCTAAAACTTCTTTGAAGGGTCTGTTCTTGTAACTTCTCGAAGGTGAGCGATAAGCTTGTTTATTTACTATAACAGAAGCGTATAAAAGTTTTTTCTTTTTGTTATTATAAATATTAGCTTCGCCTAGCGTATTATCTGACCTCAATCTTGCATTGCGTTGGTTTTCAGAATTAGTGCTTGCCTCTAAGTTTTCAATACGATTGTCTAATCCGTTTTGATTAATGTGATTAATCATGTGTGGAGGTTCTTCTCCGTAATACCATTTCCAAATTAATCGGTGTTCATAAATTTTTCTTTGGTGCTTGTCAAGACCGACAACTCTGTAAGGACGTTTTGATGTGTATGTTTTTCTAACATATCCCGCCCTCTTTCCTTTGTAAGCGTTGTAACGATTGCACAAGTTAGTAGTAAAACTTAACACGCCTGTAATTGGGTCGTAATCAAATTTGTCTTTAAGTTGTTCTTGCGTTAAATGAATTTCTTTTGGTTGAGTCATTATTTTTTCCCTGATATGTTCTGCATGTTAGGTTTGCTCGATGACAGTCTACCTGTCTGAGTAATGTTGTGGTTGTAGTTCGGGTGTATCTTACCGCCCACCTCAAAATCAATGTAAGGTTTATAGTAAGTTGAAATACTTTTTGCACCCTTCCTAATTTCTAGTATGTCGTTTGCTAATTGCTTGGCATCGTCACCTCCGTATTTTTGTATATTTTTCAATGTGTTAGCACCGCCTTTGGTTTCCCAACCCTTCTTCTCAAAGAACTCTTTGGTCTCCTGGTCGGCTAATCCTGTAATTAAAACTGAACCTGTTTCCCATTTCATTTTCTTCTCCCCGATTTGTTTCCCACTTTTATAAAACATTTCGTTCCCGTCACAATCAAGTTGAGGAACTTGCTTTCTTGTCTTAACAGTTCCACCCCAAAGCAGTGTCTCAACTTGCAAAGAGCTATTGATGTTAAACTCAATCGCTGCATCTTCAGGATAAAATTTACTGTAACGTGCTATTGCATTATCTGTCAACACTTTTTGTTTGCTTTGTAATATCTCAACTTCTTTAGTTGCAGATTCTGTATCAAAGCACAAGCCGTTGCGTGACATGTGAGTGGTTGCAAATATTCCTTGCATCATTTCCATCATGTAAAGTGTGTACTTGCTCCCTCGATTCTTACAGAAACGCCCTTGTCTCCTAAAAACTTCTGCGGTCACGTTAACATCTTCCACTAAATAATCTGCAAGCAGCTCTTCGTCTATCTTATCTGAGCCAATCCCTGAGTTAAATCGTTCCTTAATCTCTACGTCCTTCTTAAAAGGAACAGACATAGCCTCCGCTACGAACTCTAAACTAGGGCTGACTGTCGCTCTACCTGTTTGCATGTAGTAGAACTTCTGTGTATCCCAAACGTAAAAAGTTTTATTTAGAAAGTCTGTCCTGTTTACACGCTCTGCCATGTTGAGCAAGTAGTACAAGTCAAACGATAGGTTATGTCCTACCAACAGAGTATCTTTAGGTACAAGAATAGCCTCTGCTATCTCGTTAAAATCTGTCGTGGTCTTAGTTTCTGGCTCTCCGTAAATAGAACGATAGCCGTACATCACGGCTCGATTGTCTGGGTAAGCTGGGCTTGCACCAAAATGGGGACTAGGAGCATTGATAGTAGTCTCAATGTCTAAGACAATAACATTTTCTATACTACCTAACATGATGTTGTGTTCCTACTAAAGATATAAGTTGTGCTTTCTCTTTGTCTATCCGTACAGCGCACCCTGCGCTTCTAAACTTAGGGTCTGCGTAGCTTAACTTGTTTTTAGGACACCTGAAGTAACGTATGTCATCCTCTTCTGGCTGTTGTCCAATAGTAAGGATACAGTCTGCTTCGCCCTGAACAGATGTTTTGGAATTGTAAAGGCTTCCCATGCTAGGGTACTTGACGTTATCTGCACTACCATCTAACTGTGTTGTAGCTATAATTGGTGCATGTTCTTTCGCTAAGTCTCTAATGAACTGAGATAGCTTTGCAAACCTCTCAATACCTTGAAGTTTCTCCATGCCACCTAGTTTCCAAAGCTGGTCAATGATAATTATTTTAGGTTTAGTCTGCTCTACGATATTCTGAATGTCGTAAATTGTCATAGCGTTATCATCATAGATGTTAATAACACCATCACCTAGCTTACTGTTGAATAACTGTAAAGACTTCTCTATGTCTCTTTCTATCTCTGAAGTTGTCCATTTGAGTGCAGCTTGTATCTGCCTTGACCTTACCTTAGACACTGCTTCTTCATTGTTGAACCACAGTATAGACTCACCTTCTTTTAATTGTTTTGCAAAGTGTACTGCTTGCGTTGAAAGGAATGTAGTCTTACCTCCATCTGGTCTTGACCCTACAATGATAAAGTCTCCCTTGCATATCTGACCCATCATTAATTCTAGCTCTGGTATCGACCAGGAATATTTATCTGCGTTCTTACGCTCTTCTAATTGGTCAAAGATAAGACTGTCATTCTCGATAAAAGAATACTGTTTGCTCTGGTGCTGAACTTCTTTAGTGTAGTCTTGCACTGCCTGTTGTACATCTCTCATACACTTCTTACCTAGCGTTACTTCGTAAGCTAAATCTGAGATTGACATAGCCCAATGTCTAGTTGATAGGTCTTTAAAGATTGTATCTGAAGGTGGTATTGAAGGCATCTGCTCCACTTTGGAGCATATTGCCTCTATCTCTTGAGCTTTAGAATCTGAGATATTAGGGTGAGCTATTGAACAGTACCATGTACTGTAATCTTTAAGATTAATAGATTCTGGATTTACATCTTCGATGTAATCTTTAAGATTAGTGATTATATCTTTTATACTAGAAGATAATCTTTCTATCTTTGCGCCCCCAATGAGATTATAATTACGAAAGTTATCCTTGTCAACAAAATATTTTAATAATTTTAATTCTAAATCTGTTTCCATGTGAAGGCCCTCAAATCTTTATCATTAACAAAATGTTTTGGTTCAATCTTTTCTAAACAAATTGAAGCCGTACAGAAGTTATTTAAATCATAACACATTTGCTTCGCTTTCTGTACGACCTCTGGTAAATCGTTATCTAACCACACTAGCACTTGATGTTTGTCTCTGTGGTCTCTCTCCCAAGTACGAATCATCGACCTGTGGTACTCGCTAAGACTCGTACCTAATAGCGGTAACGCTGTAACGTATCTTGATAATCTAATTGCACTGATAACGTCCTCACAAATCACCAAGAAGTTCGGTAGACTAGTTTTAGTTCTCATAAATCCATGTTGCTTTTTACCTAGTGTAACCCACTTTGGAAAATCGCTTTTCTCTTTAGTTCGACAAGCTAGGTTAGTGACTACTCCGTCTGAACGCATTGGTATTACTACCATCTGCGACAAGTAAGCACAACCTAGCCTATCGAAATCTGCAACATTACAGCCTGCTAACAGCCACCATCTCTTGTGGTCTTTTCCAAGTCCTTCAAATCCTTCGCTAATAATTTCTCCACTGTTCCACTCTTCAAGCTGGGGTAACCCCCACTTAGAAAAGTTGTTTTCATTTCCATCTCCGCAACTATCTGTGCGGTTTTGTTTAAGTCGTTTTGATATAACTTTAGTCTCCTGTCTAGTGATATCATCCCTAAGATGGTAGACACCGCTAGCAAGACAATGGTGACAATAGCCCAAAATAACATTATCTTCCTCCTTATAGGTTAAATAAAATGCTCTGTTGTCTTTACCTTCCTTACAGTGGTTAATATTTACTGTACCACTTTCGGGAAAATAATCTTTGAAAGGTTCCAAATCAATTCTTGCCATGTGGATACCTGTTAAATTTAATTTTGGTGTCTGAGTTATCGACTAGCTCTAAGTCAAACGCACTCTCTAAGTAAATACCTGTACACTCTTCACAAGTATCGTTAAATCTTTTTAGTTTCTGATTCCAACCTGACTCCCAAGTTTCAAGCAAGACGTTACAAGCTGCACACCTCAATGCTTTTTACTCCTGTCTCCCCAATTACACGCCACTGCGAGCATGAAAAGACACTCCTCAAGCTTCTTAGAACGCTCTAGCTCGATTGTTAGTCGCTCTGCGTCGCTCTGCCTAAAATAATCCTCTGGCTCAAGAGCCTCGACCACGAATGAATCGTCAGTAAGTATCTCTTCCATAAGATACCGCAAAGCCTCTGTGAACGTGGTAAAGCTAGTAGCACCCATCTCCTCTAAGTCATATTCAATCTTCATGTGGGTATCCTGGTGAGCTGAAAGCGGTATCATCAAGATAAGCGTTATACTCGTCCTGCTCGTGTTGCGGTAGCTCGTCCATACGCATAGGACTGAAGTCAAGAGCCTCCCTGACAAACTCGTGAGCCTTGTAGTCAAATCCTCCTACGTGCCATAGTCGATTGTGTACTGCCTTAAATGGGGTTTTCCAATCGTATATAGTAGCCACTGTTCCGTCTTCAAATTTAAGACACCACTCGACAGAAATCTTATCCATATCTCCTTTGAATGTCGGCTCTCCAAAAGTCTCTACAAGCCGAGCATAAGATATATCCTCAAGCTTGCCTTGATAACTAGTCCCGTTAACGCTTACATACTCTGAGTTCTCAAATTTCATGCTGTACCTCCTACCTTAAAATCATTAATGTCAATGTAAATAGAATCTGTATCATACTCAAACAGAATCCTGGTTTTAGTTTTACGTTTGCCTTTTGAGCTGACGATGTGTGTTTGCTCACAAGGACAAGTTTCTAGCCACTGTTTAAACACCTCCTCCTCAGTAAGACTCATCTCTCACCTCTAAAATACTCGTCAAAAACTGGGTCAAAGTAGCACAAAAGATTATCTCTAATCTTTTCTTTTAACCGCTCTACCGGAACTGCCGACACAAAAGAATTAGTCTCGGTCGGGCTATGGGTTTGAGCTAGGTCTATGAGAGACTGCGTTAGACTACCATTCCTTAGCTGGTAATACTCTCCACGCTTCCTAGCAAGCTCGTCTGAGTTCTTAACTAAATCATCGCCCCACAAGGCTTCTATCTGAGAATCGCAATCCAACAGCGACCACTCGTAGTAGTAAAGACCTATCCTTTCGTCCTCGGGTAGGTCCATCCAAGCTTCACAATCTCCACCTGTAAGGCTGTGAGCTGCATAAATAGCATCCATACTATGATTCGATAGCTTCATCTTCCTCCTCCTTTTTGTCTGTCCCAAAAATCTCCTCAAATTGAGAGAGCCACGCACCTTCTCGGTCAAACTCTCTCCAGTATTCCTTCACATCAGTCAAATCAGTTTCCATATTTCTCTCCATTTTCAAATTGATAAGGTTCGACATTACTCTTGTCTAATGTTGTTGTCAAGCGATTTAAATACCACTGAGCCTTATTGATTTGCTCTCTGGGGTCTCCCTTTTTTCCATAACGCCACAAGTATTTCATAGCATTTAGACGAAGATAGCCGATGAACTGCTCATTTGTAGAACAAGCTTCCATCGCATCGATACATTCTATGTCCCCGTCCTTGTAATGGTCCGGATTAATGTTGTCCTTCCAACCAGGATATTTTTTCACTGCTGCTTTCTCCTTACTTTGATTAATCTTTGAGTGTATTCAAGGTAACAAGTAGCCTTGTCTTTTATAAGTTTATCCCTGCGCCACCTTTCGCTGCGCTTTTTTTCTGTGATTGCTTTTCGCATTTACTTCTCCATATTGCTTAAATAAACTGCTTTCGCAAAGCCTCTTGGCGTTGCGCTTCTGATATTCTTAGTCTTAAGACTCTTGCCACCTAATTTCCGGTGTTGCCTAGAACTGCCAAAACTTTCGCAATCTACTGGTCTGCGTTCTGGCATGATAAATCCATTTCCCGTCCACAAACACGTTTTTTTGCTATATGCATCCCTCTCTGCGATATATTCTGGGTATTCTGGGTGTACTGCCTCGCTCTCTGCGAGATACCCGCCGTATTCGTAAGGGTGAAACATATAATCTGGCTTTCGCCACAGCGTAGAAAGTACGCTAATTGGGTTCTCCACAACGTAAGGACAGCCATATAAATCGGCTATTTTAGCTATCGCTTGGGCGTGTCCTGCTGCCTCAATCTGAAACGCTTGGTTCTTTTTTCTTTTCTTTTCAAAATGCCTCGCGCCACTCACTGCTAAATCAGTGCAAGGCGGAAAGCCAAAAATAAAACTCACCTCCTCTCGCTTAAATCTCTGAGTTATGGCGGCCAAGACTTTTGTATCGTACAAATTCGCTTCTACATATGTCACGTTGTCGCGCTTCTGCTCTCCTTTATGTTGAATGTCGAAAGCGTAACAGTCAAAGCCTTGCCAAGGCTTCAACGCTACGCCAGTATAATCGTAGAAACTAAGTACAATCATTTTTTAAACTAAAGCACAAAAGCTGCGCCTCTCGCTCTAGCCTCTCGGCTCTCGCTAATAGCGTATTCTCTCGCTTGTATTGCTCTTGTCTTAGCTCGCGCTGTCTTTCTCGCACTCTCGGTGCATCGTGAAAGTAAACTCGCAAGTGAGTACACATATTTTTTGGCGCACCATAGCTATACTTCCGCCAGGATTTTCTAGCCTCGTCATTCATGTATTGTCCTTTGACTAACATTTTATAGCGACCCTTGTTAAAGTATTTTTTTAAGCCCTCTATAAAAGCTCTCCCTTCGTCATCGTTCGGAATGTCTGCAAAGACATATCTGGCATTATCGTCCATCTATTCTTCCTCCAAATCGTTCACTTTTACAGCGTCACAAAAATAGGTTACAAAATCTAACTTGTTAAATTCGTGATTAGGTGCGGTAAATATTTTAACTGAACCGTCATCATTTAATAACTCGTAACCGTCATCATCTCTTTTGCAAAATTTAACTGTATGTTCATAAACATAAACATTATTATATTCTTTACCCATTATTTATACTCCCTTGTCTTTGAATTGTAACGCTGTTTCAATACTCTACGCTCTATGATTTTAATGCAAGCTAAGCCAAATAATTCTGCAGCCACTAGCACCAGCATGAATGCGCCTATGAAAAATAATATGTACAAAATCCAGTCTAAATGTTCCATTATTTTACCCTCTCTACTATTGTTTTAATGTCGTTGTGTTGATAGCACGTCAAACAGTTCTTACACTGTTGTCCAGTACAGTTTTGTAATTCTAATTTATCGTCACCTCTAACATTATTAAAAGTTTTATCAAAATGTTTAGGCGGTTTCGCCATGATATGCCCGATTTTAGAATTTGAGAAAACCAGGATTAAATTGCTGGGCTTCTCTCGCTTCTTAAAAGCCTTATTAATTATGGTTGCTCGCTT